AATTTGCTTCTACAATTTTTTATGACAACTACATCATCAGCACAGTAGCACCACAAACTTATCGTGCAGAAGGTGTGGAGGGGTTGAATCGTTATCATAGGGGGATGGTAGTTCTTGACCTTGATCAATCATCCTCACCCGCACCAGACGCACAGCTTACTTTTCGATGGAATGGTCTTTGGACAGGTTTTAGACCAACCCAACTTATTACAGCATTAATTCAAGATGAGAAGCGTGGATTTGGATTTTCATTTGATAAAGACAACAAGAACCGACTCTACGAATTCACTACCTCACAAGGCGACGATTACGGGCCAAGTGGGAATAGACAGATTGATTCATTCTTTACAACAGGAAGGTATGACTTCAATCAAAGCGGGGCGACAAACAAGTTCCTCCGCAAAAAGATTACTGGTGGAGAAATGTGGATGAGTGAGATTAAGGGACAAGTAGATAGCTATGTCGATTTCCGCGCTGATTCCAACCCATGCTGGTCAGAGATTAAAGTGCCTACAACTTTTGGATGCAATCCATGCTTTCCTAAAGTAACTGAATGCATCCCACAGAAAAATGGTAATCGCTACAAACGCTACAAGTTTAACACGCCCGACCCAAGCGAGTGCAATGACTTGGCAGGTATCCCATCGGTAGAGGGATCAGAATTTCAAATCAAAATTAACCTCACTGGCGCAGCTACTGTAGATCGAGTCAGGTTAATGGCAAACATTAAGAATAATGATGATTCACCAGTTGGTGACTGCCCAGAAGAAAATGAAGAATGCGAACCATTTTTGTGTTGCCAAGAGCGTTATTGGGATTATAGTATCGTGAAATAAGCTATGGATAATTCCGATTCATCTCCCGCACTTACATTTCCAAATGTTCCAGATGATTTTTGCCCAACTGGTAATTGGAAAAATGTATTTCAAGCATTTATTGATGAGGTTCTTTCTAATGGCACTATTCTTGTTCCGGGTTTAGGTGATGTTACTCCACAAGAAATAATTACAATAAATCAAAATATCCAGAATTTAGAAAATCAAGTTGAGGCTTTAGATACTTTGCAGATAAGAAGGGGAGTATTTACTGGAGTTGGATCGGCAGATAGCACAGTTCCAATTGTATTCGATTCCAACATGACTACAAGTGATTATACTGTAACCCTTACTCCTGTCCTACCTTCTTCACCAATTACTGCTGCTTCTCCAAATCTATTTCTTCTCAATGGAACTAAAGCTATCTCTGGATTTACAGTTGCTATTGAAAATAACGGGGTTGCTCCAGCAACTACCATAACAAGTTTTGAGTGGATGGCAATCTTCTCAGAGTAAACAACAAACCAAACAAAAATATGACACCACTAAAAGGAACTGATCCTAAACTCGTAAGCGGCGGATCGCCAACTCGCGGAAGTATCCGTGAAGGTATGGGCAATATGCCTAACCTTGGAAAAAAGAAGCCAAGCATCTACACGACTGCTGGCACTCCAAAGCAGGGTTACCAAAAGTAATTATCGGTAACGATAACCTATGGCTGATACCCTCGAAGAGATGGTAGAGCTTGTGAAGGGTTTTGTCGGTGACTCTGGCACTTGTTCATACGAGCGTGGAGTTAAGGCCGTAAACCAAGCAAGACGACTTCTCTGGAATAAAAGGGCATGGACTTCGCAAGAAGAATATGTCCAGATTTGTTGTGTGAACGATTGTTTCACGCTTCCAAATCGCTATGAGCAAATCAAACTTGCATGGATTGGAAATGAATCCGCATCTTTGGCAGATGAATGGTTCAATGCAACAAATGCATTTGGTCTACAAGAAGGTAATTCATGCCATAGAGGAATTATTGAAGTAGGTGGACTTCATGTTCTCTTCCGAGATTATACCTCTCGTCCATACCAAATTGGTATTATGGCAGAGGTTGCTGAAGATATTGGAGTAGAGTTAATGTTTGAAGGTCAAGATGAGTATAGCACTTACCACAAAATCAAAGTAACTACGGAGAATCCACCAACGCTGGCTAAGTCTGAGATTCTTGTAAAAGGGATTCGGTCAGTAACAAAACCAGTTACCAAAGGTAGGATTCGTGTTTACGCTTATGATTTGGAATTGCAAACAAAGACTCTAATTGCAATTTACCAACCTAACGATGCTAATCCAACATTTCGTAGGTTCAAAGCACCAAAGTCCTGCGAGTGCATTACACTCTACGCATCTAAAAAATACTACGATTTAACCGATCCTAAAGAACTGTTGGAGTTTATTCCAGATGCAATGATCTATGCTATCCTTGCACTGAACTCGCGTGAGAATCGTAAGGCGCAAGAGTTCTTGGCTAATCTATCGCTCGCTGTTCAAGAGCAAGAGAAGGAGATGTCAAATGCAGAAATCCCAACTGCTGCGCCAATCCGATTCTCAAACTATAGTCGGGCAGATAACCTAATCGGGTCTGATCTATTGTCACCATCACCAAACGATTATTTCCTTTACAGATGACACTGACAATCCCAGACAAGATTGATGCGAGGAATGTAGTTGGATATGGTGATCCAGACTACGAACTCAACTTGATGGATTTGGAGATTCTGAAGTTACCTCCACGGGAATGTCCGTTGATTCATAAGTTCACGCCGGGAATGTATATTCGGGAAATCTATATGCCGAAGGATACGATTATCACAACCCTTCTGCATTTGACTACCCATCCGTTTTTCGTGATGAAAGGCGATGTGACTGTCTGGTATCATGGCATCCCAGCCCATAGGTATAAAACAGGCTACACGGGCATTACAGAAGCAGGAACGAGGCGTATGCTTGCTACCCACAAGGATACAGTCTGGATTACTTGCCATGTAACTGATTTGACTGATCCAGACGAAATTATTGACAGCATCACTTCAAGAGACTTTAATCCCCACATCGCCAAGGAAGACCCAAGGGTGCAGAAGTGGCGGCACAACCGAACCGACTTAATCAAATGAGCTTTTATCACCATCCAGAAGATAGGTTAAAAAACAAACATCCTATGATGTTTCATTCCAGCGGATTTGCTATTGCTGCTGGTGTTATTGCGGTTGGTGCGGCAGCAGGATCGGCGGCTATCTCCATGTCAGCATCAGATAGAGCAAATAAAGCTCAAGGTAAGGCGGCTGGTGCTTATCAAAAAGGACAACGCAAAGTCCAAGATATGATTAATCAGGTTCAAGCTCCAGTGTATAGTCTTGGAGCAATGACTGGTGATGCTGCTAAAATTTCTCAATACAATTTAAAGCAAATAGATCAATTTATGCCAGGTGCAACGGCACAAAGAGCAAAGGCATCTGAAATAATATCAGACTTGCAACAAGGAGAAATCCCTCAAGATGTTAGAGAGCAAACCATGCGAAATATCGCTGAGTTTGGCGGGGCAGGATTTAATCCCCAAACAGCAGGTAGGACTGGAGGGTTTCAAGCAGCACAAGGATTAGTCCCAAGACAATTTGGATTAACATCATTAGACTTGCAAGGAATGGGGATGAATTTTGCTCAAAGTTGGCAACAACTTTCTAAAGCATTTACAGCAGACCCATTAGATGTAGGCAGGGTTCAACTTGGGTTCCAAACAGCAGCAGCAGAAGTAGGATTACAGAAAGCAAGAATGACTGCTGGCGTTTATGATAACATTTACTCATCAAACAAAGAAAACATTGCTGCAAGTTACGCAGCACAGCAAGCAGTTGGACAAGGTATTTCTGACATTGGACAAGCTACATCTGGCTCATTGATGGGTATGAGTTTTATTTCAGGGCAACAACAAGGATTAGGTGGTGGAGGCGGATATGGACAGTATGCTCAAATGCTTGGAGGAATGATGGGTGGTTCTGGAACTGGAGCAGGAGCTACACCGCTTTATAACCAACCATACACATTCCAAACAAAGGGAGATCAATACGGCCAAGTTGCAGGAGGAAGAGTTTATCAAGGAGGGCCAACAACTGCACCTCAATCAATGAGTGATAGGCCAGTTGCAATTCCACAATCTCAATTTAAATCACCTTACTAAATACCATGTCTATCGCAGAACTCATAATGCAGGGAACGAAACGCTCATCGGAATCTACCGCATGGGTTGGAGATTCTTTGGCTAAACTTGGTCAACAGGTAGGTGCTTCCTTGG